TAAAACTATAAGATTATGGCATTAAACACAATATTATCTCATCCAGATCAAGACTCCTATGTAACTGTAGCTGAAGCAGATGCTTATCTTGCTAGTAAGAAGAATTATGCCTCCTGGAATGGTTCAACTGCTCAAAAAGAAAACTTCTTAAAACAAGCCGCTTTACAGATGAATGATTTAAGATATAAGGGATATGAAGTATATGATACAGATAAAGACTATCGTAGAGAGCAAAATTTAGCCTTTCCAAGAGTTAATATAGATAAGATATACTATGGCAATGTAAGTAGTGCAACTAGTACTACAGTATCAATTTTACAATTAGCTAACCAACAATATTTAGGAGATGATGTTTTGAATGGGGGAGCAGTTGTAGTTAGAGAAGGAACAGGAAGAGGACAGATAAGAGCTATTACAGATTGGACTAGTTCAACAGGAACAGCAACAGTATTAGCTTGGACTACTCCATTAGATACAACCAGTCAAGTAGCATTTATAGCTCCAGTAGATAAGAAGATTAAACACGCTCAAATGGAACAGGCTTATTTCTTATCATTATACCGAGATGAAGACATTATGAATATAATTACAGGTGTAAGTTCATATAGAATAGGAGATTTATCTGAAACATATGGAATGGATAGTGTAAGATTTGCTTTAGTAGGAGGATTGCCATTTTCACCAGTAGCAAGTCAATCCTTAGCAGGATTAATTGATACTACAGGTTATATAACATACTAGATATGATCCATTTATCCAGATATTTAAATCAGGCAATACAATTAAATAAAAGGACTGCCTATGATAAATATGGAAAGTCAACTACTACAGCTTCTACAATAGATGCTAGAGTTGTATATGTAAACAGAGAAGATAGAGGATTGCAAGCCAAACCTTTAGACTATGATGTAGAGGTATGGGTATATCCAGATGTGGTAGTAGCAGTAGATGATACAATTACAGCAGATGGGTTTACTTTTAGAGTTATAGAAGTGCAATTATTTAAAGAAAGATTAGGAGAAGTCCATCACAAGAAGCTATTATGCCAAAAGTATGTCTAGTGTTAGAATTAAAAAAAATACTTTATCTAGTAATTTAAAAAAACTTCAGACTATAAATCCTATGGATGAATGGGGAAGAATATGTGCTGGTGAATTGCTTAGATTGTCTAGATATGTAGTACCTTTTGCTAGTGGAAGATTATCTCAATCAGGTTTCTTTAGACGAGAAGGTCAGTATTGGCTTACAGGATATGATACAAAGTATGCAATGTATCAACACGAAGGAATGAGAAGAGATGGGACAAGAATAGTCAGAAACTGGAGCAATGGTAGAAAGAATAAATATTTAGAAAATCCATTAAAAGAAAATATTAGCACTTGGAACAAAGTAGCAAAAGAAGTATTAGCAAGTGAATTAAAGAAAAAACTATGACACTACTTACAGATATAACTACATATATAGATAGCAATACAAGTTTAACAGCTGGGACTAATTTATTTATAGGGACTTTACCTGCCAATGTAGATAATTGTGTAGGTATATTTCAATCAGGAGGTGTAGAGCCTACTACATATCTTGATGTGATCAAACCTACTATACAAGTTTTGGTTAGAAATACTAATTACGAAACAGCACAGCAGTTAGCTTATCAAATATATGATCTACTACATCAATTATATAATCAAACAATGGGAGGGACTGAAATATACACTGTATTTGCCTTGCAAGAGCCTACAGATATAGGGGAGGATGAAACAGGTAGAGCAGTGTTTACAGGTAATTATGTGCTTGAGATAAAAAATTAGGCAACAGATGGTAAGATAAGAATATAATTAATTTATACGAATATGGCATTACAAGACATCAATGTTGGATACGCTACAGTCACTTGGGGAGGAACATCTCTAGGTGAGACCGAAGGAGAAGTAAGATTAGAGGTTATAACTCAAAGAGTTATGCAATCATCTGATACATATGGAGTAGAAACTCCTTATGATATGATTGAGGTAGGACGACAATTAAAAGTCACAGTTCCTATGTCAGAATATAGCTTCTCAGTATTACAAAACATAGTACAAACTGCAGATACAGCTGGAGGAAAATTAAAGATTGGAGAAGTAGTAGGAGCTTCAACCAGAGCATTAGCTAAGAAATTAGTTATTCACCCTATTATTAAAGGAAGCAATACTGGTTCAGATATAACTTTACACAAAGCAGTTGTATCATCTGAGACAATTGAGGTTTCATTCTCAAATGACAGAAGCCAAATAGAAGTAGAGTTTATGGCTCTTATTGACGCCACAAATACAGATGGTATACTAGGATATATCGGAACACCTGCTTAATAATAAATTATGGCAATTAAAGCATTAACAATATCACAAGTATTAGAATTAACTCAGGAATTACAACCAATTCTTGAGTTATTCTCACAAGTAGACCAAAACAATGTATCTCAGTCAACTATGACTACAGTATTAAGCAATCTTGAGAAAGCTATCCCTGTATTAGTTATCCTAAGTGGAAAAACTTACACAGAAGAGCAAATCAAAGAGATGAACCTTGTAGAGTTGACTAAATTAGTGGATGAAATTTTAGAAGCTAATGGGGTGCAGGAACTATTGGGTTTATTTACCAAAATCAGCCAAAAGTTTCAGAGCCAGAAATAGATAAATATCCTCCTAGCTTGATGACTTTTACCTATGAGTTTATGGCTCATAACTATTCGTATTCAAAACAAGAGACAATGCAACTGACTATCCCAGAGGCATTGTTTTTTTATAAACAAACTCAGAAAAGACAAAAGATTAAGGCAGTGGATGAAATATCTAAATATGAGATATTATTAGCTATTGCAACCAACCCACATATTAAAGCAAGTGAGGCTAGAAAGCTACCTAATGAATTCAAGAGAATAAAGATGAGGCTAGAGAATAGACAGGCAAAACCGCAAGATATAGAAAAGAATTTGGATAGATTGAAGGGACTGCTAGGAAGCAAGTAGGCAACAGATGGTAAGATATAAGTAATAAATTAACATATATATGGCATTATCAGCAGGAGCAGTAGTAGCACAATTTGATGGAGACTTCTCAGGTCTTAATAAAGGTTTACAACAGGCACAAGGTAAAGTAGATGGATTTACTGGGGGGATTAATAATGCTGGGAAAAAGATAAGTCGTGCATTTGCAGCTATAGGAGGAGCTGCATTAAAAGCATCTAGTCTTATTAGTGGTGTTGTAACTACAGGATTTGTAGCTTTTGCAATTAAAACATCCACTGAACTACAATCTTTGTCAGCCAGCTTTGAAACACTTACAGGAAGTGCAGAAAAAGGACGAAAAGTATTTATGGATCTTAAAAAAATGGGGGCTACTACTCCATTTGAAACTAAAGATTTAGCTAGGGCTACTCAGACAATGTTATCTTTTGGAATTGAAGTAGAGAAAACACAAGATTATCTTAAAATGCTTGGAGATGTATCTATGGGTAATAAAGATAAATTACAAGGTTTATCGCTTGCTTTTTCACAGGTACAATCTACTGGAAGATTGATGGGACAAGATTTGCTACAGATGATAAATCAAGGGTTTAATCCATTGACTATAATATCCCAGAAGACTGGAAGGTCTATGAAAGACCTTAAGAAAGACATGGAAGATGGTAAAATAACCGTTGAAATGGTAACTGATGCCTTTAAAACTGCTACATCTGAAGGTGGATTATTCTACAAAGGAATGGAAAGAGGGTCTCAAACTTTATCTGGTACATTTTCAACCTTGATGGACAATATTGGGATAATGGCCTCTGGATTAGCAGGACTTGCTGAAGATGGAACTATTGTAGAAGGCAGTTTGTTATCTCTTGTACAAAAAGGAGTTAATGTTTTAAATGAAAGACTTGGAGCTATTAACTGGGTAAAATTAGGGCAAGATATACAAAACAATATTGTTATAGCTATAAATAATTTAAGAACAACAATTGAAAATTTAATTAGTTGGTATAATCAACATAAAATAGCTATTGAAGTAGTAATGGTGACACTTGGATCTTTTGTAATTAGTTTAAGCATTGTTAGAGGAGCTTTGTTGGCATATAATACAATGATTGCAATATCTACAGCTTTAACAGGTGGATTTGCAGCTGTCTTGGCTTTTATTACAAGTCCAATAGGTTGGATTGTTATTGCAATAGCCGCCTTAATTGCTATAGGGTACACTTTATGGAGGAACTGGAGTTCGCTTACTGCTGAAGGGACATTTTTGGGCAATAAAATACAATGGGTTAAAGATAGATTTAATCAGTTAAAAGACTCTGTATTTGGTTTAATAAGTGCTTTAGGAAATATTAGAATGCCAAAAGCTTTAACAGATATAATAGATAAAATGAAAGGATTAGGAAATATACCTGGATTAGGAAACTTCTTCAAAGGTAAAATTCCAGGATTTGCCGATGGAGTACGAAACTTCTCTGGAGGATTGGCTGTAGTAGGTGAGCGAGGTCCTGAATTAGTCAATCTACCAAAAGGAGCTGATGTGTTTAGCAATGAAGAGAGCCGAAAGATGACAGCTGGAGGTGGAGGTATCACCATTGAGACTATGAATATTAAGAGTGGTGTAGATTGGGAGTTAGGAGCTTCTTATATGGCACAAAAATTAAGATTATCATAATATGGAAACTTTAGCATTTAATGGCATTACAGCTACAATAGGAGGTCAATATCATTTAGCCAATATAGAAGGTTTGCTAATTAGTGGGCTTGAATTTGCCTCATATAACATACCTCAAAGCAATACAGCAGGGTTTGTATCCAATTACACTCATAGTAAGGTTATAAGCATAGATATAGCAGTCAGAGGTACAGATATAGATGATTTTTACAATAAAAGACAAGCATTACTAAAAGCTATCTATCCAAACACTAATCAATCGGTTGTTTTTACTTATACTACTGAAGATAGTAAAGTTTATACTTTTGAGGGTTATCTTAGAACTGGAGTTAATGAAGGTGAAAGGACTGGAGCATATCAGACAATAGGTTTTTCAATATATGTGCCTTCTGGAACAATTACAAATGGAAACTTAAACTCTA